AATCTAAAGATAAAGTTCCATTGTCAATTTTAGCGTTTTTGGACTGTTTGAGCGAATAATTTACACTTATCCATACTTTGACTAGTCCGCCTTGCTTTTTACCGTATTTTGCACGTACAAATCCGTTAGGCGAGATTTTAAAAGACGTTTACGTTTTCAAAACTTCTAATCTAAATGGTTTAAAGGTATTTTTACTTTGTGGTTTTGGTTTACAAATATCTCCACTTTCTGCATATTTAATAGCAGTTACTATTGATACTTTTTTCAATAAATCTTTATCATTGAAATTATTGTAAACAGTAATTTTACCTGTTTCAATTTCAGTTTCTTTTATCTCAAAACCTTGAACCCTTTTTTTATTTAATTTTTCAAAATGCCATTTATTTGAATCGCATTTTTTACAACTATTCCTGTCTTTTCTAAAAAACTTTATTGGTTTTATTTTTTCGCAACAAATGCACTTTATTTCAGAAATAATACCATCTTTAAGTGTTGCATTAATTCTTTTATGCTTGCTTAACATTGGATTTCCTAACTTTAAATGTTCAACTTTTCCTTTGTCAAATGTTAGTTTTGATATTTCATTTTGAGTTCCAATTTTCAAGTTTTCAAGTTTATTATTTTTCCAATCATTATCTTTGTGCATAACGAAATATTCAGGCAAATTTTTTATATTATAATTAAAAGAAAAAAACACAAGTCTTGCCATCATTTGAGGTTTTACTTTTCCTTCTTTGCACAAAAAGCATCTTATGGATGAATGTTTTTCAGAAACACTTTGTTTTCTTATCTTTTCTTTCATCATATAACCTATACCTGGTCTTGTTTCTCTCCATCTTTCAACGCTTTTTATTCTTCCCAAATTAGAAACTTGGTAAATACCATCAAAGCCAATGCAGTCAATCCATTCTTCATTTGCTAAATCAATAAGACTTTCGTTTTCGTAAATAAAAACCTCGCCTAACAGTGGTTTTGACTTATTGCCGTTTTCGGATTCATTTGATGAATTGTTTGTACTTGTTTTCATAGTTTTTTAAATTAAAATTAGTCTTGTATTTTCGGCAACAAGACAAAGCCACAAAACGTTTTCCTTAATAAATTCCATACGGTTTAAATCTTTTAAAATCGCTCCGTATGTTCTATTACTAATTTTAACACCTTTCGACTGCAAAAATAATTTTAAGTCATTTGAGGTAAACGGCTTGTAACAACCGTTTACCCAAGTGATGCTTAATTCTAATATTTCTGGATAGGTTAGCATTTTAAAATAATGTTAATGTTGCATTTTTTTCTGAAACAAAATCTTTATGATTTTTTTCATTTAAAGCAAAATAGCTTTCTTTTAACTCTATCGAAATTGATTTCCTATTCATTTTTATTGCACAACAACCTTCTGAACCAATACCACCAAAAGGACTAAAAACAGTTTCGCCCTCGTTTGAATATAAATGCAATATTCTTTCAATTGTATCTAACTGAAGCGGAGCAATATGTTTTTCATCATTTCCATCACGTCCAGAACGATATTGCAATGTTCTTGAATAATCAATATCATACCATACTGGCGATGCGTATTTTTGCCACAAATCAACTGGCAAATAATCTAATTTTGTATCGTCAATATCTTGGTGTTTTATTGGAGTTTCATTTTCTCCTTCGTTTCTGAAAAATAAAATATAATCTGGAATACCAACTCTCGACATTATGCTGTCTTTTTTTATTGTTTTATGAAGCAATCCTAATGCTTTTGTGCGTTGCATTTCGGTAACTGGATTTTTCCATATAGTTGTTCGTGAATGATAAATAAATCCATTTTCTTGAAACCAATCTATTAACATTCCAGAAAAATCACGCAATCCAATATATCCCTCTTTGCCTTTTTGAATTGGTAAATCCATACAATGAATAGCGCACATTCTACCACTTTTTAAAACTCTTTTTAATTCTGGAATAAGAAATTTAAAATGTTGCTCAAATTGTTTGTAATCCGAAACGTTGCCCATATCTTCTTCTTTGTCTGAATAAACATAAAGCTCTGCAAATGGTGGAGAAAAAACAATAATATCAGCACAATTGTCTGGTAGCTTTTTTGTTTCTTGAACACAATCTCCATTTATCAAATGATAGTTTTCTGTTTTAATTTCTTTGTTCATAATTTTTACTTTTGATTTTGCCGTTTTATAATTTGTTTCTGCTGAATATAAAGCCATTTCTCTAATTCTTTCAAAATGCTGTTTTTCTTTTTCAAGAATAGTTGCACGTACATTCGTCTGGCTTTCTGGAATAAGAATATGAACTACTACTTTGTTTTTTTGACCAAAACGATAGCAACGTCTAACTGCTTGATAAAATGCTTCAAATTTAAAATCGTAACTCATAAAAACCATTTGACTGCATTGTTGATAATTCATTCCAAATGATGCAATTGAAGTCTTTGTGATTAATGTTTTAAATTCATTATTTGCAAATCCATTAAGATACTTTGCTTTGTATTCTGGTTTGTCAGAACCTTGAACGTTAATAGAGTTTGGAAGTAATTTTGCTAATGTATCGGTTTCTTGATTTTTTAAACCCCAAACAATCCATTGATTATCATTTGAGTTAACAAGTTCTAATGTTTTTTGAATACGCAAATCAAAACTTCTATTTAAGTCTTTGTGCAATTCTGTTGCTGAAACTGCTACATCTCCAAATAGTGAATTACTTGTATTTTCAACAGGAATAATATGTTCTACATATTCAATCTCTGGCAAATAGTAACCGTCTGAATTAAACCCTAATGTTGCAGGATTATCAATTGCAATACTCCAACTTGATACATATTTCCAAAAAGCATCTTTAGCGTGTTTTCTTAATCTCCATTTTGAAGTTTCTCCGCCATCGTGAACAAAGAACATTGCTAACATTTCCAAATAACTCATTCCCCCTAAAAACTCAGAATGTTGACCTAACTCCATATGGTCGTTTGGCGATGGCGTAGCCGTACAACAAAGCTTGTATGGTGTGTTTTTAAACAATTCTAAAATTAATGACGAAACTTTTCCATCTCTACCTTTTAAAATACTACTTTCATCTAAAACTACTCCAGAGTATTTGGAAACATTAATATTTTTTAATTGGTCGTAATTATTAATTTGATTTTCTTTGCTATCTGTTGCAAACCAATCAATTTTAATTCCAAACTTTAAACCCTCTTTTATTGTTTGCTCACAAATTGCTAACGGAGCTAATAATAAAACTGGTTTTTTTGTTTTTTTGCTTACTTGTTTTGACCATTCTAATTGACAAAAAGTCTTACCTAATCCACAATCAAAAAATAATGCAAACTTTCCCTTTTGCAAAGCTACTTTAACGCCAAATTTTTGAAAGTCTTTTAAATCTTTGTGTAGTTTTTTTTCGCTTATTTCAAATCCACTTTCAATAAATGTTTTTCGTTTCTTTTCCAAAAAATCTAAATACTCATTACTCATTTCTTTTCAATTAATTCGTTTAACAATTTATTTGCATCGATAACCCTTTTGGCTAAATAGATTTTATCTTCAATAGGAACTTCAAATCTAAATTTTGTCATACTTGGAAAATCCGAATGACTTGGTATAAATGGTAAATCGTATAAATCACGTTCTACTACAAAGCGGTATTTGTACGGATCATCTTTTATATGCTTTTCAATGTAATCGGTATTTTCGACTAAATCCCGCATTTCAAGTAGATTTTCTTCCGTTGGCATAAACGCAATAGCTTCTCCAAATTTAGTGTTATGAATACAACTGTTTGATACTATCTGCCAATACTCATCTTTGAAATCTTTTTTGAATGCTTCAATACTTTTCTTTTTTAGGCATTCGGTATAGTCCATGTGATTGTCCATTTGGTACGCTTTCAATTCAGAAACACAACCGCCTTGAATTTTGACTTGGAAATCTTCCGAACCACTCCAAAAGTCATACTTTGGATGTACAGTTGTTTTGTCAACTATTAACTCGTAATCATTACCTAGTTGCCAATGTACCCATACTTCCCACAACTTGCCCCAATTCAATTCCCACTTGTTCACGGGTAAATTTATCCCACGTCCAATTAAAAGCTCTTTTTTACGTTGGTTAATGTAAGTTATTGCACCAGAACCAAAATTATATTTTCCTTTGCCCTCAACAGTTAAAACCGATATTTTACTTGAAGTAAAACGAGCTACTCTATTTGCTTTGTTGTTCATTTTCTAAAATTTTGAGTTCGATTTCTTCTACAGTTTCAGTCGAATAATATCCTACTACATCTTGTTTTCTTTGTACTGATATTTCACTTTTGTTTTGTTGCCCATTATGAGGACAAACTGTAATTATATTTTTAACTCTAATTACGTGAAAACCGCCAATACATTTTACTTTGATAAATTTACTTTTCATTTTTCAATTTATTAAGTTGATAAATAACTTTGTCATATTCTGCTACAACTTTGTTTTGGATAACGTTTTCAATGTGGTTTAAATCCCCAACACCTAATAACTCTTTTTTGAGTTCGAATAGTTCCTTTACTTTTTCAAGTTTTGTTACATCTTCAAAGTCGGTATCAATAGTTCCCATAACATCTTTAACTTCTTCTACTGATTGCATTCCGTTTAGAATATCTGGAGCGTACAATCTACCGAAAAAAGATGCTGCACGATATTGGAACATTAATTCCGGCATTGTTTTCCACTTTGAACCCGTTTTACTTAACCAACCCTCTGACTTTACCATTAACCAAGTTACTAATGGACCAGTAATTCTATTTCCGTCGAAATCTTCTGTGTAGGCTCTACAACCATATTCATCTGACTTTACATCATTACCAACAAACTCAAATTTTAATGGTTTAAAACGTCCGCATGAGTTTAATGCAGCAATAATAAACGAACTTCTCCAACTTGGTTTGCCTTGGATAATATCGAGGTTTTGCATTACCATAAAAGGACTAACTCCGATACGTGTTGCCATTTCCAAAGCAATCATAGTATTTGGAATATTGTTTTTGTACGCTTGTGGAACTAAATCCGAACTACAAAGCCCTTTTGCAATTCTTTGACCATCTTCGAATGATGCTATTGTACTAAATATTGAAGCATCTGTTTTAGCTAAATTTGACATAATTACAACTCTTTTAATTCGGTTAATAATTCTGATTTTACCATAGCGATTTTAAAATTGG